AGATTGCTGAACTAGAAGCACACAAGTGTTATGCTTGCGGTCAAGAGTTTCATGATGGTGCCCACGAAACTGTGCTGGAAACCAAACGCCGAGCACTGCAGGAGTCTGCGCTACAAGCATTGGCCACCAACGGTCAATGGATGGAAAATACAGACGCATTGTTGAAACTAGGTGAATTGGGTGCCCGACCCACAACACATTACCAAACTGAAGCTGAAGCCATTCGCCACAGCAGTGAAGTTGAAAACATACAACAAAAGATTGCAGACAAATTGGCAGAAGTCAATCCCTATGTTGAACAACTTGCTGGTCATGTGCCTGCAGAATTGGGCGCACCGCCTGCCACTCACTACGACACAGAAGCACAGGCCATCAAGCACTCCACACAAGTCAATAACTTGCTACAACAGATTACCAGCAAGCATGCCGAAACTGATCCCTACAGTGAACAGATTGAAGACATGCAACAACAGGCCTTGCAAACAGTAGACTACAATCGAATCAATGAGCTGACCAAGGTACAGGACCATCAAGAGTTCTTGTTGAAGCTGCTGACTAGCAAAGACAGTTTTGTGCGCAAGAAGATTATTGATCAGAACTTGAGCTACTTGAATGCAAGGCTCACACACTACCTGGATCGTATTGGATTGCCACACACAGTGAAATTCCAAAACGACCTGAGTGTGAGCATTGAAGAATTGGGACGTGAGCTGGACTTTGATAACTTGAGTCGTGGTGAGCGTAATCGGTTAATATTATCAATGTCCTGGGCATTCCGTGACGTGTGGGAAAGTTTGTATCACCCCATCAACATCTTGTTCATTGATGAGATGATTGACTCTGGCTTGGACACACAAGGCGTTGAAGCCAGTCTTGCACTGTTGAAGAAAATGACTCGTGAGCGTCACAAAAGCATATGGCTTGTGAGCCATAGAGATGAACTGGCCGGACGTGTGGAAAACATACTCCGGGTAGTGAAAGAAAATGGCTTTACCAGTTACAGCACAGATGTTGACATTGCATAAACAACTAGCCTGGATGATTGCTGCCCGCAATGTGCCCGACTTTTATCAAAGTCGTGATCAGGTACAGCACTTGTATCAAGGATCTCAAGCCATTCGAGATGACTTGATTCTGCACAAGGTCAATCATGCATTGGGTCGTAATAGCTGGCAACATGCCAACAACTTGACATATTTCAAGCAAGATTTTGCACCGTGGTTGCAAGAACACAGCAGTAGTTGTATCACAGGTCTAGAACAATACCAACCTAATTTTAGCGCAGGTACCACGCAGGCTTTTGACAGTTTTTACTTTAGACATCGTGCCCGACGGTTTAGATGTTTTGTAGGTGAATATTTTTATCACTTGAAAACATGGCTCAGCAACAATGTCAACTGGAGTTTTATCACACCCAGTGACCCATTGGTGGCCGGCGATGCCTTGGTAATCTCTGCACCATTCTGCGACACAGGCAGTATGCATCCAGATTACGATTCTGTGATTGCACACTGCAATAGGCTAGGCATACCAGTGCTGGTTGATGCCTGCTACTATGTGATCAGTGGCGGGGTCAAGCTAGACGTCACTGCCGAATGTATAGACACTGTGGCATTTAGTTTGAGCAAAGCATTTCCTGTTGCCAATCTGCGCATTGGCATGCGATACACTCGTACTGCTGTGTTTGATGGACAGAGTCTACATGATGCTATAAATTACAACAACACACTATCGGCACAAGTTGGTAACATGTTGATTCGCAACTACAGCAGTGATTATATCTACAACCACTATCGCGAGCAGCAGTTGGAATTCTGCAACGCCATGGAAATTGTGCCCAGTGATTCGGTGCTGTTTGCAGTGGGCAACAACAACTGGGATGAATACAATCGCAGTAATTTGTTGCAACAATATCAATTGACACTTGATTCTGCATTGTTTGCAAACAGGATCTGTTTGACCTCGGTATTTGAACATTGGGACTTGTTTGAATTGTTAAAAAATGAAAATACAATTACAGTTTAAAAATATTGTGGATGACCCACGCTGTCGCATCTTGATCAATGATCAAGTGTTGTTTGCTGGTATCACACAACCACAGCATGCATTTGATGTAGATGCATCTGAGGGTGCTTGTAGATTGACCATTGTGCATCATGACAAGGCACCCGAACATACCATTGTAGAAAATGGAATCATTGTTCGCGATCGAAGTTTTGAATTAGAACGTTGCGTCATAGATGGTTACGACTTGCAAGAGCTTGTGTGGCACAGTCAGTTTGTTGCTGACGATGGTGCAGTTTATAACAGTTGTTTGTTTTTTGGGCCCAATGGTGAGTTTCAATTAGACTTTGAGAATCCTGCGCTGCGTTGGATCTTGCGCACACGACACGAAAAAAACAACAACGACCCATACTGGGCAGAAGATTATGAGAGTTATGTGAGAGCATGCAGACTGCTGAACAAATCAATCTAATACGTCAAATCAGTTGGGCGCTGGCATTAGCCAGTGCAGAAGATCGGTTGGACATGCCTGGCGAGTTTGTGTGGGCCTATCCCAACGACGCACAGTTTTGGGAAGTACGAGCACGAAGTCACAGCATATTCAGCAGTGGCAACGCTATCAAAGATCCAGCAGTGATTGATTTTGTCAACAGTCTCAGCCTTAGTGAACATCTAAGAGACTGTTGGATTGTTGACAAGTTTCAGGAAGCGTTTCCTGAATGGATTGCTTCTGGCACAGCATATCGATTGCACAACTTGGATCAGTTCCAGTATGTGGGGTTCTCACAAGGCACACAAGAATCATTCTTGAACTGGTACATGATGCACAAAGACAAACGCCTGCGAGTGTTTCGCGGTGATTATTGGTGGCACATGGAAATTTGGCAGAAAGCCGGCTTCAATTGGAAATACATTGACGATGACATACAACCTGGCGATGCATGTATATGCAGTCTACCATTTGCGTTGACAGGTCAAGAGCATGAACGTTTCAAGTGGCTGGTAGAACAGTGCAACCGCCAAGGTGTGGATCTGCTGGTGGACTTTATCTACCTGCCCAACAGTTATAATGTTGTGGACATTGACTTGAGTGCAGACTGCATCAAAGAAATAACATTCAGTTTCAGCAAGACGTTTCCTGTACAAACAGCCAAGATTGCTGTGCGCATGTTAAAACAAAAACCCAGCGATCCCATGCAAATGAGCAACGATGAAAACATCTGCAATCGTTTGAGTGCTGGATTGGCTTTGAGTTTGATACAGCAGTTTCCTGTGGACTACATGGTTTACAAATATCGAGCTCAACAACAACACTGGTGTGAAAGATTAGGGCTAACCCCCACTGGTGTTGTGCATTTTGGGCTGGGAGAAAACTACACAGCCACCGGCAGACAGCAGGAAACAAACTATCTAAGTCAATACAACGAGCAACAAAACCGCTACAATTTAGGTATGTTGTACGAAAATCAAAATCTCTTGAAAAATCTTCAATTATACTAAGGCAGCATAACTATAACACGAAAGGCAATTCCCCAAAACTCACATGACATGGCAATATCAAGACACTCCAGTTGAGACTTTACCCGAAGAATGTGTGGGATTTGTTTATCTAATCACAAATAATCTATCTGGACGCAAGTACATAGGCAAAAAATTAGCAAAATTTAGTAAAACAACGTACAAGACAGTAAAACAAAAGAACGGCATCAAGAAGCGGAAGAAGATACGAACCAAGGTCGACTCAGACTGGCGTGAGTACTACGGGTCAAGCCCAGAATTAACCGCAGACGTAATCAAACTAGGCACCGAAAACTTCTCCAGAGAGATACTTTACTATTGCAAAAGCAAGTCTGAATGTAGTTACATTGAGGCCCGAGAACAGTTTGCAAGGCGAGTATTGGAATCAGCAGATTATTACAACGGCCATATACAAGTACGTGTACATGGTTCACACATCAAAGACAAGCTATGACTAAACTAAATTGGGATCGGCCCGAATGGAAAAGTACAATGAATTCAGAGTACTGGACCAATCCAAAAACCGGATTTGATAATGCATGGCACGAGCAACGAAACAAATTAAAACAAAATCTAGGCATACACAAAACGCACGATTGGGAAATAGTTAACAAACCAACAGGACCACACGCAGGTAAAGTAATCTGCAATACCTGTAAAGGCAAGTTTGTTAGTTGGCTCCCAAAAGGTTATATATCACCTAACACTTAAGGTTGGCGGGCCAGTTTGTAATACCGCTGTGGAAAAACCGGGGAATAAACCGGACACGTAACATATTGAGACACTCCCCTGGGTAAATCCCAGTATCCTGAAAAATCGGAAGTGAGTCTGAGGGTAGAACCATACGCCCGACGTATTGATATAGTATGAATGTTAGCATACGAGAACACTGGCTATAAACATCTAAACACTAGGAACGAGGTTTAGAGCGCACTAGCGTATCGTGGTAGGAAGGAAAAGCACAGAGTCCTTTAGCATACAGTGTATAAAAAATTACCTACTTCCAAAGTCTTGGCTGATTCAACTCACATGAAGACACCAGCGGAACCGAGCAAAACGGTTCCGTCTGACTAAAACAATCTACATGAATACTTTGTCGCTTCGCTCTTGAAAACACTACGTTGATGAGCAAAGCGAAATCAACAGATCTCGTTAGAGATCTTTAATCTTCTAAATTAGTATCTGGCCAATCTCTAAACAATGCGTGTTGAATGTTTCCTGAAACAAACTGATTGAATGATTTGTGCTTGACTTCGAGTTCGCCTTTTTGAGGTGCTACACGTTTGAATGCTGAGTCCATTTGGCCCATGTCACGGAACTCCATGATGATCATCCATTCAGGCATGTCAGCTATACTACGGAATCCCATCTTGCAACGTGTGATTCTGTAAGTTTCCATTCGGCCTTCTTCAACGAGATGATCAAAGAAACTCTTCATTCCGTTGACCCAGTCAATATCAGAGATGTCTCCTTCTTTGTCTGCCCAAATTGTGTATAAATCCATGTATTACTCCAGTGGTCCTAAGATTTCAAATCCGTCTATTTCAGATTTGTACAGGTGTGCTTGTTCAAGGTACAAGTACTTGTACCCTCGTGATTTGTATATGGCACACTCAGTTTTCATTGTTTCTATGCCCATGCGCATTTTTGGATTGTGATAAGTCCATGCAAACTGGTCGCATAGTGCATTGTGTTCGTCATAGCGTTTGATAAGTGAGAACGCTACTAATTTTGCTCGATCATAGTACCCAATTATATCAGTCATAGGATCAGTGTAGCGACTGTCAAAGATGGGCATTACACTTGCAAATCTTTTGTATGTGCAGTAGGCGCGATAGATGGCATTCAGGGCAGAGATATCCGGCTTGGGCATGTACATCCATTCCACATTGATTTTATAATTGGTTTGACCCAGGTCAATCCTTGCAAACTGATAACTGCTCATCTTGGGTCCACTCGGTGTCTAAACAATCCGGCAAGATATTCTTCCGGCCAGGCATGATAAAAGCCTT